ACATCACGCTCCATAAACGCAGCTTCATCTAATACAACACCTGCTAAACTTCTACCCCTCAATGCCATAGCATTTTCAGTTCCCTTCAACTCAATACTCGATCCATTAATTAAATCAATCCTTAAATCTGTCTCATTTTTGCTCTGAATCCAAGTTTTAGGTGTCAATCTCTTCAATTCCTTCCACGCAATATCCTTTGCCATGCGATAAGTAGGAGCACAATAAAAATAAACCTCCCCAGGTCTATTAATTGCTCCTCTGAGTAACTCGATACAGGATAAATATGACTTCCCAAACCTTCGCCCAGCCACCAATAACCTAAATCTTTTATCACTATTAAATACCTCCCCCTGGGCATACCTTAAACTGACTTCATTAAGACTCATATAACCCTTTTTTTCATAATATTACTCATTTTCTTTCGCATTTCATACTTTTAAGGCTATCATCGAAATAATAACCCCCATCACATTTCTTCATCGTGACTGAATCTTTTATAAATAATCTAAACTACGATCTCCCAGCTCCTCAACGGAAACCTAGAGTACAAAAATTTAAAGGTACTAATTCAAGAGCAGTAATAGAAGCTAGATGCCAACGCCTATACTCAAAACAGCTAGAAGGTAAAACAACCAGACAACTAGTAATAGAACACTCTCAAAAAGAAGGTATATCTCTAGTAACAGGTTGGGCTGACTGGAAAAAAGTTAAAGAATGGAATGATGAAGACTGGCTTAAAGAAAGAGATAAAATGATTCCTCGTCTACAAGCAATGAGAATGCGACTTTTCAACAAAGCAATATCAAAAGGTCAACTTCAAACAGCTGCACAAATATTAGACTCCCTAGGTAAAGTCGTAGGTGAATCCGTAGAAACAGTAAACATCCAAGCTCCAGAACTTGCTATCCGCATAGAACCAAAAAGTTAAGCAGAATATATTTAAGTTACCCACACCCGAGTTATCAGGAAAAAATTTTACAACCCCACCCCATAGCTAAAAAAATAAATAAAAAATTTATTTAATATCTATAGTAATAACTGATATATTGTGATATCATTAATACATAGGGTTTAATACTTTATTAGTATCTTAAATCCTTTCTGATAGGCCAATTATCTCTAACTGATAAAACTAGGCAAGTCAGATAAAAGCCTCGCACAGAGGCAATAAAACTAAACACACTAAAATTATTTAATTAACCCATGATCAAACATTTATTTTTATATGTAAGTATTGGATCAATTCTTTATTTGGGAATATCTGATAGTTTACTCAAATCTCAAAAGATCCATTGTGAAAATGGTATTGAAATGGCTTGTAATTATCTCGAGGTTAGAAATTAATTATGCATGATTTAAACCAATTACACGAACAAATAAAATTACAAGAAATTTTAATAAAAGATTTAAAAGAACAAAATGTAATTTTAAGAAAAACAATTTTATTTTATGAGAATAGAAAAATTGTTAGTTTAGCTAACTCTTAAAAGAGTTAGTTTTTTTTATACAAAATTATTTAATTAAACAAATGAACAAAAATTTTAAACACATTGAAGACTTTTATAAAATGGATTTTGATTTTAAGAATTCATTTAAAAGTACACCATTTGATTTTTATTTAGATTTCATAGGATATACAACCGATAGAAATTTAAAGAAAGAAGAAGAAGAAAATAAAAATTTTAGAAGTTATGAGCAAAGATATAAAGCAAGGCATTCAATAAGTACACACAAATGGAAGTTTCAAGTATTTGAAGCTGACCAAGTATTTGGACATCGTGAACGTGTTCAATTTGGATTGGCTCTAATGATATTTGAAGATGTAGGATATGAGGATGTATATAAGTTTATAGATAATTTATTAGCAAGTGAGGTATTAACAAAATGAAAAAGATTAGTTTTGAAGAATGGAAGAATCATTATTATGATGTTCCATTTATAAAAGAGAATTATGATTTATTGGAAAGTATGGAAGTTCCAATTGATTGTATAGATCCAAGTATTAATAACAAACATATTGATACTTATCTTCCAAGTAAAGAAACAACACCAACTAAATTTATAAGAGTTTTTACGTTTGGTAGTTTTTACGAAATTCTAGAAAATGGAGATCATTATTTTTTTCATCCTTATTTATATCCGAATGATTATGATTATATCGGCAAGGATGAAAAAGAGATTGAAAAGAATTTAAAAGATTTATATGGATATGTAATATCAAGTAACCTTTATAAAAAAAACAATTTATTTAATTAAAATAATGGGATTTAAAACAAATCATTTTAATGAATTCATATCTTTTAAAGATTGGGTAACCAATTTTGAAGATATAGAAAATACTAAAGAGAATTATTCAAGAATTGAAAAAGTTGGAATACCTTTAGAATCAATAAGTGAAGAAACTAAAATTATTAGAAATTTTAAATTTGGTGGATTCTATGAAATTTTAAATAGTGGTAAGTATTATTTATGTTTAGGTAATGAAGATTGGTTAGAAGAAGATAATAAAAAGATAGAGAATGAATTATATAATTGGTGTTGTGGTGAATTATTTAATTGGAATAACAAACTTAGTGATCATATAGAAATTACTAGGAAAGTTATGGAACATTGTGAAAAAGATAAATCTTATTTATGGGAGATAGTAAACGAATATATAGAATTATTGGAAGATAGTGAACTTGGATTAAAAGGAATAAAAGAAACTTTAGAAGAAAGGGAGAATAAAGAAAATGTATAAACACCATAATCCAAAATTATATAAACCATTAATGAAAAAACTATTAGATAGTTTAGATAAAGAATGGTATGACTCAAGTTATGGGAATGATCTTGTAGCAAGTATTTCTTTAAATACTAGTGAAGAAGATTGTATGAC